CAAGGCGCACATCGGCCTTCACCAGGTCCAGGACCTGGCCACTGACGGAAATGACCTGGTGCAGCTTCACGATGCGCTCCCCAACCAGTCATCCACTTTTTTCAGGGTGGCCTCGAAGCCAGTCAGCTCCTGACCCTTGCCCACTTCACCGCCGGTACCGGCGGTACCGCCCACGCCCGAGCCGGTCCCAGACTGGGACTGGACCGCGTTCGGTGAGCGGCGTTTCTCGACCTTCTCTGGGTTCGACTTCTTCTCGGCCAGGCTGAACTGCACCCGCCAGCAGTTGAGGATGTCGTCTTCCCGCGCGCTGACGCCGTCCGAAAACTGTACTTGGCGCATGCCGAATGCTGCAGCCGTGTCGTTGACGATTCGATACGTCTTGAGCTGGCCACCGCCCTCAGTGGCCTCGGCCAGGCGCATCAGGTCGCGCAGCCATTGATGGTCGATGTAAGGGATGGTCAACGTGACGGTGAGCGTTTTGGGCTTGAAGCCCTTGTGTGCTGTCTCGGTGTTGCTGGTTTGCCCAGACAGATCATCGGCCTCGATACGCAGGTTTGCGGTGATTTTTAGGGCTTTGCCCCGGATCTGCTCACCGTCCAGGAGTAACTGAGTCATAGGCCCACCAGCTCCTGCACGAAGCTCAGGCCTTTCTGTGAGCCGACCAGTAGCACGCCGGCGCAGATCACCCATTCATGCCCTGGGGTTTCTCCTTCCAGCAGAGCGCGGCGCAGGTTACCCAGGGTGCCGGGACCGACCAGGCGTGCACGAATACTGGTGTCTTCGGTACTGTTCTCCAGGAGTTTGCGCAGATCGGCCAGGCTCTGGTCGCGGTCGCGCTGCTGGGTAGCCTTGCGCGCGGCCAATGCAGCCAGGTCTGTCATGGGCGAGCTGTCGGCGGCGTATCCCTCAAGCACGGCTACCTGGCCGGCCATGGACTGCTGGGAAGCTTTGACGACCGTACAACGCTCCAGGGGCAGCGACTGCCACCGTGGCAGCGGCCCAGCCTGGGGGATATTCCACTTTTCGGTTTCGAGCTTCGCCAGGTGGCCTGCTCGTCGCTCAGTACGGACCAGCTCGGGCACGGGCATCAGCCCATTGAAGCGGGCCAGGCTCGCCGCGAGGCGGTCATAGCGGGTCGCCAAGAACAGCACACAGAGCGCGTAACGCTCACCCTGGGGGCGCCCAGCGTCGGTGGTATCGGTCAACTTGCGGGCCAGCTCCTGGAGAAGATTCGGCGCTGACAGGAAGCGCTGGTATCCGCGGCCCTGACCGATCCCGCTCTGGAACGGTGTCACCACCAGGCAGGCCGGCGGATCGTTCAGTTGCTCGGCCAGGGCTTTCCGTCCGGCCTCTATCGCGCCCAGGGCGGCGGCGCCGACAGGCCCTGGGCTGGTGCTGGCGATGTCCTGCAGGCTGGCCACACGGGCTCCAGTGCTGGCCAGCTCGCTACCGGCTAGCTTTTTGGCGGTATCCAGCTGGCTCATCCACTGCGTGGCCTGGGATGGCCAGCGCATTTTCACCGGCGACCAGGTCATGCCGGCACCGTCCACTCAACGGCTCGCATAGCACCCACATCCGTGTCCTGTAGGGCCTGGGCTAGGTCCTGCTTTAACTGGGCCGCATGCTGGAGTGCGGCTTGTTTGAAACGCACCAGGTCTTTGTTGACCAGGTGCAACTGTTCGACGCTATGCAGGACATACCGGCGCGCGCCCTCAGCGTCTGCGCAAGGGTAGGCACCGTCCAGTCCGGCGAAGATCAGGCCGGTTAGGTTCACCTGGTCTTCCAGGCTGCTGGGATAGAAATGCGGTTGGCCGAGTGCATCCGACTGGTAGCCGCTCTCGATGTGTTGGGCGCAGGCCTGGCTGATGGCGGCCAGCTTGTCCTGGTATAGCTTGGCCAGGATGGCGGCAGTGTCATCCACCCACTCGCCGCTCTTCCAGACCTGGTTTGGCCCGGGTTGTTTGATGGTGTATCCGGTAGGGATTTCCTGGAAGCCATTCAGCTCCATGGGTGCACCCGTAGCGATGCTGTAAACAATGAGGCCTTGGTAGAAGTTCACCAGCTCCCAGGCCTCGCCGTTCCACAACGGGGCCTTGTTCTCTGGGGCCTCTGGCGGCGCTACCTCTACACAGCCGCCAGGGATCAACCACACACCTGGCTCAAGGGGTGAAGAGTCGGCCAAGGCCGTGCCGATGTACAGGCCACGGCTATCAGTTTGAAATACAGTCTTGCTGGTCATGTCGGCCTCAGATCTTGATGCAGTAGAGAAGAGCCATGTTGCGTGGGCGGGCTTCGTTGCCACCTTCGGCTGCGATGGTGGCGGCGTGGGTATGAGCACCAGCACTCGCCGCTGTACCGGACACGGTGTGGGTGTGGGCGCCGGCAGAATGGGTTGGTGCAGTCGTGCCGTTCAGCAGGTTCGCGGTGGTGAAGTTCGGCGAGCCGCCGCCCACGTTGTTGTTCTGAGCCCGTGGCGCGGTGTGGGTGTGCTCACCCGCGCTTGCGGCAGTACCGGACACGGCGTGGATATGGTCGCCGCCAGACGCGATAGTTGCCGTGTGGGTATGCGCCAGGTTCTGGCCTGCTTGAATTGAGCCCAGTACCCGGCCCAGATCGAGGTTGCGTCCGTCAGCCAGGCCTCGGATGAATTCACCACGGGCGTCCGGCAGGTTGAAGGTGGTACTGCCATCGCCGGCACCAAACTGGGTACCGATAGCGGCAAACAGCCGCGCGTATGCGGTACGGGAAACGGCGGCGCCATTCGCTTTCAGCCAGCCAGCTGGAGCCGTGACCATGGCGAAGGCTGCAACCTGACCCGGTGGTGCCGCAGCGAGTAGCGCGGTGTCCAGACCGGTGACCTGTGCCGTAGTGTGAGTGTGCGCCGTAGGTTGTACCGCGAGCGAGACGCTGACGTTGGTAGACCCGTCCAGGGCAACCGATCCCGTAGCGCCACCGGTGAATGTGATTGTTCTCGGGGTAGCCCATTTCGAAGCTGTGGCAGCGTTGCCGGTGATGTTCACACCACTGTAGGTGCCCGATAGACGTGCGTCGGGAATGATGCCTGCAGCCAGGTTGTTGGCGTTCAGGTTGGTGAGGCCGGCACCATTTCCGTAAAAGACCCCTGCGGTATAGATACCGGCACTGCCTATTCCACCTTTGAGCACGCCGGCCTGGTAAACATAGGCGCCTTCACCGATTGCGGCGACGGCGTTGGGGTGCGAGCCTCGAATCCAAGAAAGGCCATAATGCTGGGCTGGGATGTAAGCGTCAGCTTGCCCCGAACCGTCGTAACTTGGACCAATGCTCCAGATCGCTGCGCCCCAGCCTGCGCTTCCACCATTCCCCAGCCCATATCCGCCATGGATACCCTGATGGAAGCCTGTGGCGCCCGTCACCGAGCCGCCGGCCAGAGGCAGTTTGTTATCCAGTTCCGCCTGCAGACCGGTGGTTTGTCCGATCGTATGCACATGCGCTTCAGGGTTCACGGTGACGCTGAGCGCCAGGTCTGCAGATCCGTCGAAACTGCCGCTACCGGTCGCACCGCCGGTGAGGCTGATGGTCCGCGTAGTGGCTAGCCTGGCTGCCTTGCCTGCGATCGAAGCCCCCGAAATGATGTTGTTGATCGCAGCCTGCAGGAGGTTGCGCACGGCCTGGACCATGTTGGTGGTCGCCAGGACGGCGGTGCTGTTGTTGGCTGGGTCGTTGCTGATGGCGTTGGGGATTTGGTCCAGACCGACGTCGCCTTTGGTCGTAGCTTGGGCGCGCAGTTGTGGGTAGGTTCCGATCCGTGCCGCAAAGTGCTGTACCAGTGGCCCCTTGATGGACTCCGTTGGGCGTCGATCAGTGATTGTCGAGGCCGTCAGGTCGGCCAGAGCAATGCAGTAGTGCTGTACGCCCAGGGCGTCCTTGTAATCGGGTTTGGCTGCTGCACAGGCCAAGCTCCAGCGGGCAACCACGTCATTCAATCGCCGCTCCAGGACAACATCCAGCCAGACGGTGGTCGGCAAGGCTGCGGCTGGTACTGCTAGGGCTGCCGGAACATTCACCCGAACGCCTTCGACATAGCCCAGGCCGGGTTTGACCTGGTACGCAGTGCTGACCTTTTCCACCTGCAGTCCGGTGTCAAAGAAACAGGCGCGCCCGAAAATATCGCGGTTGCTCAGGCGTTCGCGCTCATCGATACCCGCCAGGCGCACAGTGAAGTCGTGCTGCCAGGTCTTGGCGTCGATGGTGATGCCGGTGGTCTCCTGAGCACCATCGTATTCGACCAGGACGTTTCGGGTGACGTTGTTGCCAAGCTGCAGCGGCGGGATGTTCTTGCGTTTCTGCTGCAGCGGTACATACGCCACGGCGAACAGCACGCCCTCAGCGCTTTCCAGCCCCATCCAGTTCCAGTCGAAGTCGCCAATGTCGCTACCCAACTGAGCGCTGTAGACGACCTGGTTGGGGTTCACGTAACCGCTGTTGTCCGCTGGAATCGCGTAGTTGTAGACGATCTGGTTGGCCGGCGGCTTGGCGGCGGTGCGGTCGACCGGCTTGGTAGGATCCAACCCGGGCAGTTCGCAAAGATGAACTTTGAGATCACCAGGGCTTGTTTGGCGCCCTGCTTTTGGGCAATGAGGCTTTCGCCGGCGAGGGTAATTCTTGCCACAGATGGCTCCTACAAGGTGGCGACGACGGTCTGCTGGTCGTCGTTGAAGTCGGCGATGAGGACGTGCATGGGCACGGGCGTGACCGTCACGAAGTCGTAGCGGCGGCAGGTGCGCCCGTACTGCTGGATCAGGACGCGCAGCAGCTCGGGGTTCTCCGCAAGTTGGGAGTCGGAGAGGGTCAACAGGACCACGTCCCAATCGCGGTCCGGCATTCGCTCCTCGATCTCGACGTAACCCACCCCGAGGCGGCGCAGGATGCGTTTCAGGCCCGCCGTGCTGCCGGCGTCCACGGCGTTCACGAAGGCGTACTTCACGCGCAGGCGATACAGGTACTCAGGCTCGCCGTCGAAACGGCTGATGTCGCGCTGCCAAGCCAGCAGATCCAGGATGGTCAGATGGCAGGTCTCGGCGTCAGCCTGTAGGAGTGGCCATTGCAGCCACTCCTCGACCTTTTCCCACCAGGCCTGCGCCGAGGCCTTGAGCTTGGTCAGTTCTGGGCCGCTAAGCCAGAACGGCAGCTTCAGCTGGATCATGCCGGCACCACCGTCAGCGACTTGAGGCGTGGGATGTTCAACTGCGACACGATGTCGGTGTTATCGAAGCGCAGGGACTGAATGTCGGGAAACTGTTGGTGCAGCTCTTCGCCCAGGCGGCTGAACGAAAAGCGCGATTGCGGAAGCGTCAACGTTGGCTGGTAATCGCTCTGGGTGCTTTCACGGAAAGCGGAACGAATGAATTGCTCGATGTTGGCCCGTAGGGCTTCGCGGCGATCGGCAGTCAGGTTCGGTATGGGCCAATAGGTCATTCGCACGTCATGCAGCGTTTCCGGCAGGACGAAGACAACCAGGTCGTCACCATGGCCATGGTTGCCGTCATCGCGAATATGGGCGTTGATCTGCTCCAGATAGGTGGCCGCTGGCACATTCGCTTCGAACAGCACGTAAGCATTGGCGCTGCCTGGGCCTCGGGGGGCGCCATGTTCGAAATACACGCCATCAGGGCGCACACCTGGAAAAGCCGAGATCATGGCGCGATAGACCGAGTCGGTATGCCATTGGTTGACCGCTGAGAACTGGTTGCGCACACGCAGACGCAACTGGCCATCCGGTTCGGGATCCGCCCCGGGCTCAGTCATCCAGTCGTCGGCATTCACGACCTGGGCGATGCCGGGGATTGGCTCGACAAGGATGGCGTAGTAACCCGGGGCGAGGTTGTAACCGCTCCCCACTTCCATTGCCTGCGCCGGT